TTAAAGCGCCAGTTTCTGTTGTTGGCTTTTCGCTGGATGAGGTGGGGCGGGTTCAACCTCTCCAGGTCTGACGATAAAGCGTGAAAGCGTTTCGAAGGTGATAAACGTACATCCACAATTGATGTTCTGACACTGGTGGTAACGCTCTTTTGTTTCGGCGCTCAAATATCGGCTGGTACGTGCATGTGCAGCATTCTGGCATAGCGGACAGTGCATCATAGTCGTTTCTCCCTGCAGTAATTCTAAGAGAGATAATAAACTCTTAACTTGCATTTGCAAGTTTAAGTGTCATTTTCAACATCGAACGCGTCATACTCTACCTCTGTGGTCCTGACCTCAAGCTCTAAACTCGTCGTAAAACCCTTGTTGTTGAGGCTATGCGTGACCTTACTGATTAACCAGTCCTGTTCATCGATGACGCTCTTAAAACCGGATACCTGGATTGGCGTTTCGGGGTACAAATCAGCTCGACCGAACGCCAGCGTGACAGAGAACTCTGCAATGCCTCGCTGAAGCTCGTCCCACTTTGCCTGAGCGGCGCGCATGGCTTGTTCCTTTGAAGCAAAGACCGTCGTTAGCGCCAGCACATTTTCAGGCTCGCCGGCCATGTATTCGCGCGGCTTAGCTTCCTGGTCCTTTTTGTCTTTCGTTTTTTTACTGACGGGTTTCGAATTCGGGTGTTCCTGTGTACCCGTGGCCGGTTGCTCAGGCTTACGCTTGATGGCGACCTCCGGTTGTTGCCGCTTCGGGTTACTGGTCTGCAGCCATTTTGCAGTCACGCCGGTGTACGCACTTCGGTCGGCAATTGCAAACCTGTGACGATCGCCATCGCTGCGGGTCAGCGTTAATTGTGCAATAGGCTTACCGCTGGCGTTCACTGCGCTACCTGCTTTCAACATCAATAACTTCCCCGCTTTCACCCCACGCTGGCTCCGTTGCGAACGGCCAGGCGGCTCAGAAATGCCGCATCGGACTCCTGCGACTGGTCAATGTGGGGGATCGGTATTTTCTGCAGTGGCGCTGCTACGCTTGCCGTTAACTTGTTACGTCTGGCAATCGCATCAACCAGTTCTCCGAGCGTGGTGTCGTGCCATGACTCTTCCCGACGGGAGTTGAGCGAACCACGGAAATCAGCACTGCGGGCGCGAATGGTCAGCGTGTCCGGAGCCCCACTATGTTGTATTTCATCTACGGTAAAAACCCCCATTTTCAGAAGCGCCGAGTCCTTCCAGCCGAGGTACAGCGTCAGTACAGCGCCGCGTTGTGGGAGCTCGATTTGCCCGTCGATGTCATCAAGCGCTATGTCGAGCAGGTCAGCTTCAAACCCCCGGTTATCGGTCATTGTCAGAGAGATTAGCCGGTCGTAAAAGTTGTGGGTAATATCCTTGTCGTTTAGCTCTAATATGAATGCGGGGGCGATCCTGGCGCCAGCATCAATCGCCATGCCGATTATCATCCTGCTATTCCTCCGAATGAACCCTGCCATTTTTCCGCCTGCTTAATGGCGGAATCGAGTAGCTCGCTTGCCTGGTTCTTCAGATCACCAAACATTGTAATCATTGACTCATCGACGCGCTTCAGCGAAATCGTGAAATCAATTTTCCTGGCCGCGCCATTGCTGAGAAGTTCGGTGTTTGCGGCCGTTATCTTATCGACGATAAACATCCCAAGAATGTTGCCGGTCCCTTCGATGAGTGGCCAGGCTCTGGCTTCATTTGCCATGAGCTCGAGTGCCTGCAGGGAGATTCGGCCGCCGGTTATCTCTGGATAAAGTGTTCCTGAAAGTTGAAGAGCACTTTCTCCGTCACCAAGAAACTGATACGCAGGAGGTCTTCCAATCCGGTCATTAGACGCCCAGCGATAATCCTTCGAGTACTGTGTCGATTGATAGGGCAGGGTTCGCCGTTCAAATACAAACATGCCAAGTGCAAGCATCATTTTCGGTTATCTCCTTAGCCGTTTAGCGCAAATTGGCTGTTTCTTCTTGCGCGGCTTTCTTGCTGACGTTTATCGAGCTCATCAGACACTATTCGGGCAAGCTCCAGGGGGGTGGTATTTCCAGCCTGTATTGTGACGTTGTAGGTGTGATGGCTTTGATCGGAATATGAGTTAGCAACCGATGTTTTCACCGGCTGATAATTTTGGTTGCCATTATTTGCAAAGGAGGGCTGGGAGTCGGCGTTATCCTGCTGTTGGGCTCTGGCGTTCTCCGTTTTCTTGTCGAGGTCGTTCGACTCTTTATTAATTACTCCGATTTTTTCGAGGAGCCAGGAGACACCGCTGCGCAGTTTATTAAACGCATCAAGAGGGGCCGTGAGCGCTGAGGCCAGCGCTTGCCCGAACATGACTCCTGCATTTTTGCAGCTGTCGAGCGTCTCCTGGGTAGATTTGACGGGTTCAATCAGTTTTGTGAACCAATCCCAGACGCCGCTCAGCTTTTCACCTAGCCAGTCAAAAACAGGCAGCAGTGGCTCGAACAGGGTAGCAATGGGGGCAAAGGCGGCGGAGATACCCTCTATGACGCCGGAGAAAAAGGCGCTTATAGGCTCCCAGTATTTGCGAATAAGTAATGCTCCGGCGACGATCGCTACGCCAACGGCGACAATCGGCCAGGTCATAGCACCAAGAACCGTTGCAATGGCACCACCAACCGTACTGAACACGATACCCAGCATGTTGGCTCCCAAAGTAATGGCGTTAATGCCCATCAATATTGGCCCTGCGGCCAGCGCAATATTGCCAATGATACCAATCAGCATCATTGCCCCGCCGGCAATGACGCCAATAGTTTGCGCCAGGCCTTTGTTGTTGTTTATCCAGCCGTCAAGCTTTAACACATACTGCGTGGCGGTTTGCGTCAACTTACGTAGCGAGCCTTCCTGCTGGTCAAAAACATCCGTGCCGATTGACTGATAAGCGGACTGTAGTTTTGCCAAGTCGCTGCCAAGGTTATCCTGCAATATGCTGATTTTCCCTGCGGTTTTGCCATCAGAGGTTTTATTCTGGTGGGTTAAACTCTCGAGCTTTCCGCTGGCAGCCGCATCCATCAACACCCCGGCGGCGGGGCTCCCCTCGGCACCGAAAATGGCTTTTGTATATTGGTCTTGCTGACCAGCGCTGAGCTTATTACGCACAAAACTGGCCTGAATATCTTTCAGGATGGAGACGACGGAGCGAGAGTTACCCTGGCTGTCCGTGGTGTTAACGCCGAGTGAGTTAAGCGCATCGCTGGCTTTACCGGTGGGAGTCTGCAGATGCTGCAATACGACATTGCTACCGGCACCTGCGGCTGAGCCGGTGATGTTTTTATCATGCAGGACGCCTACCATCGCGGCGGCCTCCTCCAGGCTTACGCCGGCCTTTTGTGCAGCTGGTGCAACGAGCGCCAGTGAGTCACTGATTCCTTCAAACGTGGCCTGTGTTTTTTCCATCGTCATCGAGATAACGTCGGCGATATGCGAAGCCTTGTCGTCGGTCAGCGCAAAAGCTGATTTCGTACCGATGATTAAAGCGGCACTTTCCTCCAGCGTTTTTTTGTTCGCCAGCGACATATTAAGGATCGCGGGGGTTTGCGCCAGAATGCCATTCGCATCCGCGCCGGAATTCGCGACGACCAGCTGCGCCGCAGCCGCATCCGCTGGTGATACCGTGGTGTTTGCTCCCAGCGATTTTGCCTGGCTTTTTAGCGCCGCCAGTTCTGGAGATTGCTTTTGCAGACCCAGAACTGCCTGTAGTTCAGCGCTTTTCGTTGACAGTTGGTAACCAGGTTTGAGCAGACCTGCACCTGCGGTTACTCCGGCAGTGGCGACCCCAGCTGCGGCACTACCCGCCGCGCTTATCTTTCCAGCAAGCTGTGTACCTGACTGATAGCGCGATTTTACCCGACCTAATCTTTCCTGCTGCGCATTGACCCGCTGCAGCGACTCTTGCTGGCGGTTTCGTTGCGCCGTGGTCGCACTAATGTTGTTTTTCAGCCGGCGCTCGTCAGAAGACAGGGTACGGGTATTGATGCCCGTCTGGGCCAGCTCCGTGCGTTGGCGCTGAAGTGAGATCTTCAAATCGTTGTACTGGTTTTTCAATCTTGAGGAGGTGTGAATTGCAGCCTCCAGAGCCTGCGCCTGCGCCCGGGTTGGATTGACGGTGTTCCTGAACTGTACGGCAAGCTCGGCGGCTTCGTGTTTCGCGTTCGCAAGTGAGCGGCCAGTGGTGGCCAGCTGCGCGCTTGCAGTGCGAAAACCGGTGATTTTCGCGGCCTGAACGTTCAGGTCGCGTAGTTTTTGTTCGGTATCGCGAATATCACCCGACAAGGACTGACTCGCGACCCGGATGGAGTTAAACGGTCGGGTCGCCTGGTCGACCGCTTTCAGCAAAACCTCAAGTCTCAGATTTTTACTCATTGTGGTTTCCGCTACGCTGTAGCGCCTTTTCGCGCCATGTGATGAGCTCGGCCAGACTCAGGGAATAGAGCTCTGACGGCGGCCAGTGAAAAATCACCGCGATATCCGCCATCAGATCATCAACCGACATAGTTGGGGGAAAATTCAGTCCGCCGAAACCGGTGACAAAAAACCGATCACCTTGCCGGCAAGCTGCAGCAGGTCCGGCAATTTCATCGCGGCGACTTCGGTTTCGGTAAGCGCAGGATAGGTCATGCGCGGCAGCACCTTAATCAGTGCATCAACTTCGGATTGTGCGACGGCAGCCAGGCTGACCCCGCGCAAGGTGCCGGCATTCGGCTCTGTCAGGGTAATGCTTTCGAGCGTCTGACCCGCACGCTTAATCGGCGTATCGAGGAAAACCGTATTCGGGTTTACCGTCGGTATGTCTTCCGCGGAGGTCTCTACGGATCCCGGCGTTTTGTTTTTTTCTTTAACCATGATGTCTACAGCTCCGAATATGGGCAGGATAAATAACCGGCCAGCAGTACTGGCCGGTCAGGGGTTACAGACCGATAGCGCGGCGGTGTTGCTCCAGACGGTCGATACCGTTCACCTTTTCAACCATGTTGATGGTGTCGATTTCGATGATGTCGCTACCGTCAATAGAGAGGCGGTAGTAGGTGCAGACGGTCGACATTTTGGTCGAGGTATTCTCACCTTGCTTATTTTCACCGCCGTCGATCTCTTTGTGACGGCCACGCATGACCACTTCAACCGCCACAATGTCACCGGTGTCATCGCGTTGGTAAGAGCCTGCAAAACGCAGCGGTACAGCATCTGCACCCGGGGCCGCATATTGTGCCCACAGTGCAACATCCGGCAGGCCACCGACGGACCACTCGAGGGTTAGCGCGTCGTCATCAAGACCCAGGTCAATCGACGCTGCACCATTCATACCGCCTCCGCGATAGTTCTCGAGCTTGCGGGTGAGCTTCGGCAGGGTCACGGATTCAACAACGCCCATGTAGCTCAGGCCATCGTTGAACATGTTCAGGTATTTAAGTTTGCGAGGTAGTGCCATGTGGTTTCAGGCTCCTTAGCTGTTGACCGATTCGGCCAGATTCACCAGGTACTTATCGGTGATACGCTGACGCATTGTCAGGCTTTCCAGTGGTGGGACTGGCGTATAGTCGTAGTCGATATACAGTTTGCCTGCCTTGAGGCTCTCTTTATCGTTGGACTCTTCATCGAACCAGCACTCGCCGTCAACGATGTAACCGTTGGTGCGCAGCTCGCGGAACTTGGCGTTGATACCATCAACAATGTCGCGAATGAGCGTCGCGGTGATCGGCTTATCAACCGCCCACATATGTGATTCGGCCATTGTGTCTGCCAGCACCTGGGCAGTACGGGTGTAGTTCTCGAAGAGGAATAACGGATCGTCAGAACAGGTACGGTTACCCCAGAAGCGGAAACCATCCTTGCGTACAAGCGTGGTGACGCCGGCTTCGTTCAGCAGATCTGCATCAGTCCCGGATGCCTGCAAATCCCAGAATACGGAGGCGCTGATGCCGGTGACACCCTGCACGCCAACGTTGGACAGTGTTTTATGCCAGCCGACGCTCTGGTCGATTTTGGCTCGCAGACCGAGTGCCCGTGCGGTGGCGAAAGCCGTTGCGGTGGCGTTTGCGGTGGTGTCCCATGCGAGGAAGTCAGGCCAGATGACCATCAGTTCGCGCTGACTGAAGTTTTCGCGATATTTGATAGCATCAGCGATGGTTTTACAGCCCCAGGCACTGATATAACCAAACGCGCGCAGGTTAATACACACAGATGCAAGCGCGGTAGCGACCTCCTGAGTATCAAGACCCGGCACGCCGAGGATGCGCGGCTTGACGCCGGTCACCGCTTCGGCGGTCAGAAGCGCTTTAATACCGGTGTATTTACCATTTTCATCCGTACCGCCGATGATGTTGGAGATGGTTTTCTTCTGCGCTTCTTCCGGGCTCTCGTCGGTGCCTTCTTCGACTCGGACAACGATGGTGACCGGTTTTGACTGGTCGGCGATCGCCTGCAGGGAAGTTGCCAGGGTGCCTTTTTTACCGGCTTTCGCAATGGCGCTCTGGACGTTGGTAATCAGAACCGGTTCATTGAGGGGGAATAGCTTCGCGTCAGCATCGCTGGCCGTACAGACCATGCCGATGATAGCGGTCGAAACTGTGGAAATGACGCGGGTGCCGTCGTTAATCTCAAGCACCTGTACGCCGTGGTGGAAATCACTCAT